TAACTTCGCCACAGCGCGGCGAATGTTAGCAGAAGAAATTGTTGCAGCAGCAGTAATTGTTGCTGTTGATGTTGCAGTTGAACCTGAATAGATTACGTTTGAACCACCGCGAAGAGTTGTCATCGCAACTGAGTCAATTGAATCTGCAAGGTTAAATGCAATAATGTTAGCAATCGCTGGGTCTACATCAGCAAGGCTGAATAGTTCCAAAGCGCGTGTAACAAGGACAGAGTTACCATACTCATTAAGAGTAATAGTTACTGATGTTGGTGTAGACATTGCTACTGCATCTGGGTCAGCATCCTCTGTAAGGGCTGTAGTTGCAGCAGATAGGTCAACATAACGTTGTAGAACAACTGTTGAGCCAGGGGCTGTTTGCTTTACTGGACGCTTGTCTGCGACAGAACGAATTAAGGGTTCTGAACGGAGAGCGAATTCCAGAAGACGGTCATATGCCTTCTGAACCAGACCAGCACTACCAGCGGTTCCTCCTAATGAGGATGAACCTGTTGATACGTAGGCGTTAGCCATTTCGTCACCTCCAAGGTGATTTAAGTTAAACTATGATTGTTGTTGCGAATAGATAAGATTGATAATCTCTTCTGCAGATTCTGCATTGTTGATTCTCATATTCAAATCTTCCGCTCGGTCAGGTGTTATAGCACCTTGTGTAACAATATCTTGCTGGCGTAATGCAGCACGATTATTATTACTATTTTCTGGAGTATCCTCAGCATACTGAATTTCAATACCAAATACTTCAGCGTTGTCGTCAATCCACTGAGAAACAGATTCCTCAGTAATGTCGCCATCAAATTCGCGTGATATTAAACGTGCTGCCTTAGGACTTACTCCATAAGTTTCTAGGACTTTCTTAATGACATTCTCTCTTTGCGCTTTAGAGAAGCCTTCAAGTTGTTCGGATAGTTCCTTGATACGTTTTTCATCCGCACGTTTGGCTTTGCGTAACTTTTTAAGTAAGTCATTGCCATCCATCTGTGAGTCTGTGTCTATATCTAGGTCATCTTCATCATCGTCGTAGTAGTTGTTGCTCATAGCAACCCACCCTTCTATTCGTTGTTTAGTCGCAAGCCTCAGGTTCCAATCGGGGAATTGGTCTGGCTCTTACTACCAGTCTTATACGCCGTGTGGGCTGGTCGGTCACACAGGAATCTATTTGTTAGAAAGAACCAGGTCGTCCTTGAAGAGCATTGCTGCCTCTTCCAGAAGAACCACTAAAGGTTCCAGTTTCTAGTTCTTTTAGTTGTTCACGCTTACGTTTTGCAGAAGCAAGACCTTTAAGATACTCGTCTTCACCCGCTGTTTTATTATAATTAATATTTGCTTCTTTATATATGCTACTTAACTTTTCACTAGTAGGTAAGACTTCACCTATTGCAGCATAACCTTTACGTGCTTGTTCTTTTGTAACACCTAGTTTAGATAGTTCCATAGAACGGGCTTCTGTATTAGAACCTAATCCTTGATTAAAGGATTCAGCACCAATTGCTGCTGCTTCAGCCTTTTGCTTAAGTATAGGTAAGGTTTCAGTAGGGGCTAAAAAGTAACTAACTACATCGCTAGTAGTTAAACCACCATAGTATCTTTTAAACTCATTCATTACTGCAGGGTCAGCATTAACTACGTTGTCTACTGCTGTAGATACACGGTCATTAAACTCTGTTGATGATACATCGTTGGCTATATACTGAGCAAACTTTGCTTGATTAACCTTGCGGTCAAGAGATAGCATGTTGTTTAAGCCATATGCACGCAATGTTTCAGCATATGCATTTTCATTACTAATGTATTCTGCTTCAGTTAAAGCATTAAGACCCTTACTAATACGGTCAGCATTGCCTTTAAATCTAGCAGTATATGCTTGATTGTAATTCTTATCATACTTTAAAAGCATAAGTGCTTCGCTAGCAGTCTTGCCTTCTACCATTAACTTAGTAATAGTTTCTGCTAAATCTTCTAAATCATAAGACCTAAACAATTCTCGAAGCGCAGCAAACGCATCCTTATCTTCTTTGGTAATATCATCTTTAGGCATACCAGTTTGTGCGGTAGCACCACCAATACCAACAGTGCTTTCAGTGCCACCTCCGCCGCCGCCAGGACCTCCGCCAGGACCTTTAGCGTAAATTCCAGTGGTTGCATTTCTAAAATTAAAATCATCTATATAAGGTGTTGGTTCTTTAATTTGAACAGGAGCAGGCTTAAATGCCGCAGGCTTAGCAGCAGCAGGTTTAGGAGCAGCAGGTTTAGGTGCTGGCTTAGGTGGTGCAGGCTTAGGTGCTACAAAAAGCGGGTTACCTGAACCATATGTGAAGTTAGATTTAACAGCCATTTACCCACCAAACCCAAATGAAGAAAGAATTGTATTAGCAAATTGTGTAGCAGTATTGCGTGCCTCTGGTGTATTACGCCATTCTGGCTTGCTTTGTAATTTAACACTAAAGTCATTAACGCTCATACCTGCAGCAATAGCATCTCTAATGTCTTTATCTTGACTAGAATCAGGAATAACTACACCCAACTTTTGAGTCTTAGCAGCACCATAAACATCTGCTACATCTCTGTAGTCACCGCCTGCTGCAATGTGGTCTTTAAGATACGGATGAACAGTCATTGATAATTGACGCAAACGTTCTTCTTGTTTCTGCAATGAATCTTTTGTTCCCAAACCAGCACGCACATAACCTAATGCTTTTGCAGCATCCATTGGAATGCCATATCTTGAGGCTAGTTTTTGCACTTGAGTAATACCTACTGCTACTTGGCTACCCTTACTGCTAGATAGTAGTTCTTCTATATCCATACCCTTAAGGGACTTCTTAGCAACACTAGCAGCAATCAACAAACGGTCAGTATCTTGCAATACTCTACCTACAGTAGTGCCATCTGTATCAACTCTAGTTGATTCATTTTCTGCTTTGTTTAGTTTACTAAAATATTCTTCTTGTTCTTTTAATGTAGAAGGGCGACCTATAAGGTCAGTTAAATATACATCAAGGTCTTTCTTTGCATCACTGCGCTTAGTAATAACCTTGTATGTTCTAGAAGAACTATCGCCTGCATTCTTAAAGGTATTAAAATAAGAACTAATAGTATCTGAATTTTTTGCTCCACCATATTTAACTTGAGTAACAGCATGTGTTGTATATTGTGTAATAAAATCATCAATACCTGTATACCATGTGCCATCTGCAATATCTTTATCATTAATAAAACTTTTGGCTTTTAATTGTGCTTTAAGTTTTTCAGCATCACCAGGCTTAGAGTAATACTCTTTAATAAAAGCCTCACGTGCTTTAACTATACTAGCAAATGATTGTTGGCGGTCTTCTCCTGTTTCAGGATTTTTAAGAGTAACAATGTATTGTCTATCATTACCAGCCTGAACTACTCCATCTGGATTTAATACGTATTTGTCATATTTACTAGAAGTTTCGCTATCTGTTTTTTCAGCATCAACAACAATAGGGTCTGCAGGTTTAAACTTAGAACCTGTTGGAGTCTTTACCATAGGCTCAGCAGGTATTGCTATTTTGTTTTTAGATAAAACGGCAGCCGCTGTTTGTCTTGCCTCTGCAGCCTTATCATACATGCTAGCATCATTAAGGTCTGCAGCCAATGCAAGCCTGGAATCGGCTTTCTTAATATCTTCTTTTGCATTCTTAATAGCATCAGCAGTTTTTTGAGCAGCAGATTCTTTTTTCTCTTTTTCTTTTTCTGCTTCTTCTGCCGCCTCAAGCCTTGCAAGCATTGCATCATACTCAGGTTTTAATCTATCATATTCCCGCTTAGCACGCTGATAGCGTGAGGTTTCAGGCTTATAATTTTTCATATCCCTGGCTGCGCCACCCCAGCCATTTAGTTCTGTATTAAGGCGTGCAACTTCTTTTCGTAAATACTTTACATTCTCAGCCATTAGTATCTAATCCTAGTCGCATAGTAGGAATCTCTAGAATAAAAATTCAAAATAGATTTAAAAATAGCACGGTTTGCTTCTGCAACATATAAATCACCCATTGCTAACTCCTTTAATGTTGCTTCAACTTGGTCTTTAAGGTCTGCTTTTAATTGAACTTTGTTTGCTAATCCACTATCATCTAGTGTTTTAGAAGAAACAATAAAGTTACGCACTGCTTTAACTGCAGTATTCATACGCATTATTGTTAGGTTATCTACTGGCAACTTAGCGTCAAAAAGCATTTGTTGCAATATATTCAACATTGTTTCTTCAGTTCCAATGTTGTTGCCTTGCCCAATAAGGGCTGCATTAAGCAACGGGTTAGAAGTTTTAAGGGCTTCTCTGCCAGCAGTTGCTGCTTTGATAATACTTGACCTTACTTCTATATCACCTTCGGTAGCAAGAAGTTCTTTTTCTTTGCGAGCAATATCATAATATGCTTGCTTATCTTCTGCTACTAATAAGTCGTTATAGTATTGTTCAAGGGTTTTGTTTTCCATTAACCCTGCTGCTTGAATCCAGTTATATGTAGCAGCATTAAACTTACCTGTTTGAGGGGCAAAGATATAGGCTGCTTCACCATATGTCTTTACTAAATCCTGGTTCATAATGCTCCAGGTCTTTAACTCTTCTGTATTTTTAACAACAACTTCGGTTTGCTTGGCATCGCGAGATACTGTATAGATAAGTTTACCTGGGTATTTGCCTGTATAAGTAGCCAATGCTTGCTCATATGCATCTGTAATTTCACCAGTATTTGCTTTAGTAATACCGTTTAGAATATCAAAGAACTCTGCACGCAAACTGGTAATACCTACATCCTTTAGGTAATCAGGAACACCTTTGCTCTCCATTACTGTAGGAGCAACTGGTGCAATAAGACCCAATGCATTACGTAATGCCAGCACGTTATGTGCTGTAATACGAATCTTGCGCAGGTAATCAGACTTCTCTGCTTCAGTAGAGTTAGGGTCTAAGAAGAGACCGTTTGCTGCGTTGTAAGCAATAGCCTGTTGTGCTGCCGTTACCTCTTGGCGACTGCGTTCTGTTGGGTCTAAAATAGCCCAAATACGCTGTAGTCCTATAGGCACAACAGCCTTAACAACATCAACGTTATCGCCAATATTGCCTAGCATCATTGTGTCTATCTGTTCTGCTGCTAACTTTGCTGGCTCATCTAAGAAATCACCCAAAAAAGGAATCTTACCTGGTAGTGTGCCAAAGGCATTACGTAATCCAACTACGCTTAGTGCAGCAATTGGACCAGATAGTGTAGGAACACCAGCATCTTGTGAGAAAGATGGGTTAACCATACGCAACTTTAATGTCATTTCATTAAAGGCTGGTTGCTTATATCCTTGTAATCCTTGCCCTGTTAATACACCAATAGTGCCATTAGTTGCTTTAAATATAATGTTATCCATAGGCATAACAACATACGGCTCACCATTTGCATCAGTATGTGTCATACCGCTGGCATCTAAGCCAAGATTTGCTAAACGCATACGATATAGCACACGTGGTGCTACATCTTTCATGCGATATATACGGCGATAAAAGTCTTCTGTAGCGCGATAGTAGCGACCAACAGTTCTTATCTGAAATGCTGCATTTGTGCGGATAGATGGGTTATCTGCAAACTTTAATACAGTATCGGCAGCATCACGCATAGCAATTTCGGTAAACTTTTTATCTGCTATTTGAATAGCATCCTCTAATGAGGTTCCACCCTTTTGTTGTTGCTTTACATATTCTTTTTCTAGTCCAGCATACTTGTTACGTATCTTTGTGTATGTAACCATAACAGCAGGCTGACGGAAAATACCAGTTACTTCCTGGTCCATCCATTCCATAGCACCATTGCCTAGTTTTTTAAACACAGTTTCAGCATCAAAGTTTTCAAAATCAATAGCACTGTAGATTTCACCCTTAAGGCGAAAGCCCTGTGTTGCATCTTCAAAATCATGTAGGCTAATAGAGGCTACTGCTTGATTGTAAGAAGCATTTTTACCTGTGCCTTCAAGATGCTTTTGCATTTCAGCAAATTTTGTTTTAACTAATTTAAAAAGATTTTCATTAAAGGAGTTTGCATCTCCATTAAAGGTTTCATGCATATCTCTAAACATATTCCACAAACGAGTGCGAACAATCTCATCATTTGACATACCTTTAGCACGCAGGTCAACTGTTGTAGATGATAGCCCTAAGAAATCTTTAATTGTTTTATCATTAACTGGATACCAAAGGTCTGTCATTGGGTCAAGTTTATAACCAACGGCAACCATAGCAGAATCTAACGCTGCTTCTATATCTTCTCTGGTTTTTAAACCATTGTTCTTAAAAAATATGTTTGCTGGATTTAAATATACAACTTCTTTACCATTTTCAGTAATTGTTGCTTTGTTACCTGCAAACATTTTAAAGAATTTTTCATATTGTGCTAACGCTACTTGAGATTCTGACAATCGTGTAGAAATAAACCTACGTTGAACAGAACTCATTTTAACGCCTAGTTCTTTAAGAGCATCATCAAGCATACTTGGCGTAATTATTTCTGTTATTACTTCTTGGCTATACTTGCCAGACAGAGCAGAGTGCGCTATAAGCGATTGAGCCATAGAATTTATAGCGTCAGGTGAATGTTTAAATGCAGATAGTAAATAGTTAAGGTCTTTGTCTTCAAGGTAACGGCTATATAAGTTTGCTACATGCTCACCAATAGCCTCACGCTTTTGAAGTGAGTCAAGAAGAGAAGAATCAATGTTATGTTTTTTAGCATAAGCCTCAATAGCATCTTGACGAGCCAAACGATTAAGGGCTTCTTCAGGATTAATAGTAACTTTCTTGCCAAGTATTTCAAAAAGGTTTTTATCGGTTACTTTACCAAGAATTTTTTGAATACCTCGCTTGTATGGACCAGTAGCAGCCTTAGAACCTGTAAAGGTTTTAGCAACATTCCCCATTTTGTAACCTTGCAGGGACATAAAACTACGCAAATCCTGCAAAGGTGCTGTTAATGTATACATAATTGCTTCATCAATAGCAGAACGAATACCTAAACGTGGAAACAAAGTAAGAATAGACCAAGTATCTACTATTTTCTTAGCAAAGTTACCCTGTGTTGAGCCACCAATAGCATTAATAATGTTGTGCTTAGACCTAATTTCCCATACCATGCTACCAATTTCATCATATGGTAATGAACCAATGGCTTTAGTTGACTGATATGGGTGAAGAGGACCAAAGTGAATACTTTTTAACACGCCATCTGTATTTTGAACAGCGTTAGCAGGTGCTGCTTTAGCAAAATTTTCGTTAACCTCAGACTCTACCTTAGTAGCAAAACTTGCTTCGTCTCCATATTTTTGAGCAAGAATCTTAATCATAAGTTCTTTACCCTTTGGTGCTCCAGCAAGACCCATAGCATACATGGTTGCTGCATCTAGGTTGCGAAGAATAACAACTTGCTCATCTTCAGATGCTACTAGGAAACGTTGTGTTAATGCTTCAGCCATATCACGTGGTAGTAATTGACGAGCACGAGCGGTAAAGTTATTAGCAGTAAGAATTGCTGCATCACCTAAACGGACTTCTAATCCTCCTGGTGAACGCGCAGCGAGTTGTCCTACCCGCTTCCATCCTTTAATTTCTTTGCTTGCTTGTAAAACAACATCTAACTCTGCATCGCCTATGCGGTCAAGAATAGCAACAGGGTTAATTAAAGCCTTATGAATTTCATCATTTGCTTTTATAATTTCTTCTTCTGGACGGCGGAAATTAAACACGCCATCTAGGTAACGCATGAGACCATCTGCATATTGACGGTTAGTGCGTGCAACGGCTACACCGTTACGCATGTAGGTTACACCGTCTACTCGACCTGACATTAAATAACTAAGGTTAACTGCATCCTCAAAATACTTTTTAGCAGATACTGCATCAAAAACAAGACCATTTTGAAGAGCCTGAATAGCAGCAGGGTTATCGTATGCAGGATGGTTTTCCTTAATTACACGATAAGCCTCAGCCTTAGCCTCAGGTGTCTTAGCATCAGAAAGTGCTTTAATGCGTGGACCAAGTTGGTTTTCCCACAAATCAAACAACTTAGGATTTTTAGCAAATGCACTATCAACCGCACGCTCTGCAGAAATACCGTTATCAATTTGCTCAAGAATGCTGTTAGCAATTCTGTCACCTCTAGTAACAAATTTACTTGTTCCACCGCTAAGCCATGTTAATGGGTCAATAGCAAACTGATATACAAAGTCAATTACACCAGAAATATTTTTAGTTGTGCCGTCAATATAGTCACCATGTATACCACCGTTTGCTGGTGGCTTGGTGTCTAACATACGTGCTACGTCACGACCAAGAGATACTTGTGCATATTTAACGCCATCTAAAACTTGCTTAAATTTTTCAGGCTCATTGAAAGCCTTTTTAATTGATTCAAGTAAGTTCTTATCAGGGTTGCCATACTTTTCTACAATCTCACCTGGTGTTAAACCAGCAAGCAAACCTTTAGCAACTTCAACATCATACTTACCAAAGTAATCTGTAGTTTCTTTTAAAGCACCCTCGTCATAAACTTCTTTACCATCCCACGCTTTACGCCATGTTTTATAAGAGAATGGGTCTTCACCTTGTGCTGCTAAACGAGCAACCTTGTAAGGTTGATTAATAATTTGGTTGTAGGCTCCTCCTACTTTAAACAATGCAATAAGTGGGCTTGCTGCAATCTTGAGCGGGGCAAGTAATGCACCGCGAATGTAGTCACCAGTAGTAGGTTCTTCTTTTAAATACTCTGCATTTTTAAACATAAATTGCAATTGCTTTTGAGCACCAGCATCTAGTTTATCAAATTTAGCACGAGCAACATCTGGTGCTAATTTAGTAAACTCACGATGTTGTTTAATTGTGTAACTCATTTGTTCTACTTGCGTTGCTTGCTGTTTAGACAGCCCAGCAGTTTTAGCAGCGGCGTAAAGGTTAGGAGATACTTCGGCTACAACTGGGTCTACATATTCCATTAGTAACCATCATCAGTTAATTGACGATAGATTAATTCAGCGTCACCAGAAGGGTCAAATCGTGCCAGTTGTTTAATAGTATCTATTAGTGATGGTGCCATGTTTGGCAGTTGACGTGTTTCAGTTCCACCACCAGGACCTAAATTAATACCAGTTGTAACTGGTTCATCAGGGCGTTGAGTGGGTGCACTAAGTTCTACCATTGGAGCAGGCATACGTGGAACAGGATTACCTGCAATATCAGCACCTGCTTGTTGGTCATTAATTTCTTTGTTTTTACCATAAGGCATACCTGTATAAACAGCCTTTGGTTGCGGAGGTGTCATGCCTTCGATTGCTCCACCATCTGTGCGGCGTGATAACATACCTGGACCTGATGTAGGTGCAGGGTTTGCTGGCTGACGATAACCACCTCTAGGCATTAGTCCTCATCCTCATCTAGTAAATTTGCAATATCTGTTTCATCTGGAATTTTATATGATACCCATTCAGGGTAAGAATCTTTTGTTGCTATTATCCATAACGCATTATCATTACTAAATCCTGCACGACGCAATGCGCGATGATATTCATGTAACCAAATGCAATACATATCAAGTGCTGAGTAATTTTCATCAGCAACTGTTCTAGGTTTTCTACGCTTAGTTGCCATGATTACTCCTTAACTTATATAGCCCTACGTTGCATAATTGCTGCACTGCCACTTGCTGCACCACTACTTGATAGTCGAGATAATAATTCTTGCATATCTGGTCTGCCTTGTGGAGCCGCTTCTACTTGAGGTGCGCCTCCTGCTGGTTCACCAGGAGCAGCGGGGACAGGCTGCTCAACTGAAGTTTGTGCGCCAGCAGGAGGAACTTGTTGCTCTGGAGCAAAGACATCTTGAATCGCGTCTTCTATTGCAACGCCCTTTTGACGGGCTTTAATTACTTCTGCAATTTTGCGCACAATCTCGCTAGGGTCTTGTCCTTGTGTTGCCATCTGTGGAATGGCTTGTGTGTAAGCGGCTAATGAACCTAATAGCGAATCACGCATTTTTTCAACTTCTATTTTCTCTTGTTCAAGAGTTACGTTAACATTGAAAGGTAGTTCACGCATAGCCATGTCTTTGGATATTAATCCGCCACCAAGTGCTTGCAACATAAAGATAAGTCCTTGTGCTGGATTAAGACCAGCAAGCATTCCATATCGAACATCAGCAGAGTAATCACCCTTGATGTCTCTAGATGGAAGATACTCTAAAGCATATGGTGAACCTGCGTCTACACCACGAATAGTTTTAGTTGTGTTAAAAAGTTTTTCATCAATTTCAAAACAAAGTGTAATTACATCTCTTAATGCTACTTGAAAAATTGCTTGAGCAGATTTAATCTGCGTATCAAATGCGCCTAATAGTGCTTGAACACCCTGTCCAGTGACAACACTTGCATTCACATTTCCTGTTCGTGATTCAGGATAACGAGCACCTACACGCAATTCATCATTAAGTAATTGCGATTGTGTAAATGCACCTTGTGGAATAGATAATTCTACACGGCGCACACCTGCTGGGTTAGCAGTTCTAATAACTGCATCTCCACCAAGTTGTAGTTCTTGAACATCTTGCGGTAGAACAATTGGTGCTTGAACTGACTTCTCTGCTGCTTCCATCGCAAGTAATGCGAACCTATTACGAAGCAATTGAATACCAAGAACATCATCAAACTGTCCGTGTAATTCACCATCAGGGCTAGGGCGTTTTGCAATGATTACATTCATTTTGCCTAGCGGATTGGCTGCTTGTGAAAGCACCATGTTATTGCGTGATGGTAAAAATAATACAGATTGGTCTTTATCGTAATAACGAATCATCTCAATCATACCGTTTAAATCTTGTTTGTAACCCAAGCCACCTAGTAATTGACGCTCATGTTCAGGGAACATAGAAACTAATTCACCAAGTGTCATTGAGTAACGTTTTGCAAAGGCAACGCATCGTCCATAGCGGTCAAATTCGGGATAAGACCCGATAGGATTTTCTAATCGGATACGCGGCTGTTGCTCTTCTTCATCCAATTCAATAATGAATGGAAGAAAACCATATGTAATATACATGTCTGCGCCGTTATACATTTGCACTTGTAGGTCAGACAGACGAAAATAGTTAGATGCAATACGAGTGCGCTTATCAGCAAACTGACGAGCACGGTCTGAAACTTGATTTGCTGCAGAGCAATTAACCGCTGGAAGCGGAGCAATTACTTCTGCTAAGTCACGAGCAACAATATCAATAAAGTTTGCTACTACGTTTTGTTCTACACCTTCAGGAAAAAAATTAGGATATACCTGAGCAATTTTGCCTTGACGCACCATCTGCACGTCAGCATTACGTTGGTCACGAGTATGCGCTCGATAGCGCAGCGTTTGAACGCGTGCTCCTACTTGCTCTATTGATAGCATTGGCTACTTCCCTCTTTTAATTTTATAGTTTGTAGTTTTCTTTACAGCAAATTTCTTTTTTGCTTCTGGTGATAATTTAAGATTTGGTTTTTTTGCTCTATATGCTTCTGACTTTAATCTTTCAACTTCTAATTTACGTGCTGGTTCTTGCATAGGGTCAGCAACATTAGTTTGAGTGCGTTCCATTTTACCTGAAACGGGATTTCTAAAATTAGTTCCGCTTTCTTGGTATTGTCTATTCATTGCACCGCTAAGGTCTTTAGCGCGTTCTTCAGCATTTCTATCTGCAATTTCACGTCTAGCAAGGCTTTCAGATTTTTCTGTTTCACGACTTTTAGCAAATGAATTTTTAGGACTATCTGCTGCATTTTTTGCTTTAAGTCTAAGAGCATCTCTTTTTGCTCTAGTCATTTTTACTACGCTACCATTTGATAAAGTAACATCTACTTTTTCATTAGGGTCTAACTTAGGCTTAGACATTCTACGTGTGACAATATCTTTAACATCTTCAGCAGTTACTTTTTTAAATTTTTCAGTATCAACTTTTTTACCAGGACGGCTAACTGTTCCGCCTGCTTTTGTTTTTACAACTTTGCGTAGTTCTGGTTTAGTAACAACACGTTTGCGTGGTTTCATGTCTTTATTAAATTTATCGCGTTTATCAGCACTGGCTGCTTGTTTATCTTTAGCAATATCTCCTGGTGTTTTGCCAGCAGTTTTTTTAACAGTAACAGGACCAGTTAATTTTTTAACACGTTCAATTCTTTTTCCAGCACGTTCAGCAGCCTCAAATCTAGTTGTGCCTTCTCGTTCAGTTGATTCAGTTTTACCAGATACAACAGCACGGTTACGACCAAATGGTGCTTTGCCTACAGTTTCACGTGCAATCTTTGAGGCTTCTCTGTCAGATACTTTACGAGTATACTTATCGGTTCTACGAATACTTCTAGCAACAGCAGGTTTGTTTTCAATAATGTTGGTGCTTGCACCGCGTTGAATCATTTTTCTAATTATTTTAAGTGCTGCTGTTGGGGCTGCCATGAGTTACCCTATATTCCTGTAGGCTTTGTTAACATACTTAGCACCTGCTTTGGTAATACCACCAATAGCACGCTTGCCTATTTTAATTGTTGGTTTAATTGCCTTACCACCAGCAATAGTCAACGCTACATCTACAGGACTTGTTGGGTCAAACGCCCAATTTTTAACAAACTTAGTAACTTTAGGAGATACAAAAGAAGTTGGTTTGTTTGTCATTTTAAGATTGCGAGTTGTCTTAGCCATTATTTATCGCTTCAATTCATTATTGGATTTATTAATAGAACGCTGAAGACTTTTATTCTTTTTTACACCAGGTGTGCGTTTAGGAACATTGCCTTTTGCTGCATCTTTATTGCTACCTTTTATTACTCTTTCTTCAAAAGTTCGGCTTCTTATTGGTCCTGTTTCTACAATTGTAACTTTTGGTTTATTAAATGAAAGAGTATTAACTCTTGCTATTGTATGTTTTTTTCCTGGAATTCGATTTGATGTTTTATCAAGACCTTTTTGCACTTTAGCAGGAGCCTTACGCATTCCAGCAGTAATACCTTTAACAACTTTAATTGGATTAGCCATATTATTTACTCCGCTTAACTGGAACTGCAGGAGGGGATTGTTTATATTTTTTAATTATTTTATCAGCGGCTTTACCAGAAGGAACAATTTTCTTTGTAACTTTACCAAGATTACGAGGTTTAACTTTTTCTTTAGTTACAAGAAAAGCCTTGTCGCCATATTCATAGTGGCTTAATTTTCCTTTTTTATAACCAACGCCAAAGCCACCACCAGTTCTATAGTCAACTTCTTCGTCAAGTTTTGCAACTCTTTTTTCAACTTTCTTTTTGCCAGCACTAATAGTCTTAACAACTGCTTTGCCTACTTTAATTGGATTAGCCATAATATTTTCCCTATCCGTATGTTTCTTGCCACTGTTCGTGGAAGGCTTCGTCTAAATTGATTCCCATACGTTGTTCCTTTTGTGCTCTAGTAGCCCAGCGGTTTCCAACATACTGTATTGCTCTTGTGTTTTGTTGCATCAATTCACGGATACGAATAACCGCAAACCATAACGCCATGACGCAGTCGGTCTTGCTTCTAGTTTCTGGCTTCCATGTAAGAAGTTGTTGCGTTAATGCTTTGATACCTTCTGAACCATCTGATGATGGCAGTTCTATAATATTGTTTTTCTGGAACTTTTCTTCTCTAATGGTTCCAAACAATGTGGACATTGACGCAACGCCAAAAGATGTGTCCCATTTGTTTTTGCCTGTGAAGTGAGCGTCCAAGCGAACACCGTATTGAGCAAGCCAGTTTCGTAACTCATCGTCAAGGGAGTAGGCTTTTTGGTGTGCGTTGATTTCAACACGGAACTCTTGCGGTTTATATCTTTCGACAAGGTCTTCAATTGTCGCTCTAATTTTTTGAGGCGTAGGTTCAGCCATGTTGATACAATCCAAAACATAAATTTTTCCGTCCGCTCTGTTATACGTTGCTACAACAAACGCAGCATTACCAGCCATAGCAGGGTCAAAACCAATAATGGTATAAGCCTCTACTTTAGGTGGATGTCCTACAACTCCTGGTCGTAGTGGACCTTTGTGCCGTGCCCCGTTAGTGCTTCCCGCAACCAATACTGGTGGGAAGATTGAGTCTTCTTGGATGTCTTCTTGTTGGTAAACAAGTGCCCAGGTTGAGGGCGTAACTTCGCTTCGTCTTTTTGCAAGCGTTGGTCCGTCCCATTTGGGGAAGTAGCCGTTTTCCTTAGGAGTGTCAGTATCCCCATCCCACGGGACATCCGACTCAGCCCAAAGGGTTGTCCAGTCTTCAGTCTTTTCCGCGTAGTCCAAAACCGCAGGCATGCCCATGTAAGTGAAAGGAGAACGCCCACCACTCCAATGCTTAGGATTACGTAGTTCTTTATATAAGTCATTCGCTGCAATTCGTGTCCCTACGACTAGCAATTTACCGTTCTTACCCAGACGGGTAATAACTTCCTTCTGTAACCAGTCCATTTGCTTTTCCCACTCATGGGCGTTGGCTGTAGTTATACAGTCGTCCAAGAT